CTTTTGCACCCATTCCGAAGCCTGGCCAATATGCTTTCTGCACTGTTCAGATTCATGGTTTCGTCACTGCAAGTCGCATCTGTCCCCGACCTGCAAGAGGCATCGTTATATGTATGGGCTTTTTAAGGGATGACTATATACCCCACCGGATTCGCCCTCATCGACCCCCGGGCGGACGTCAGGCTTCCCCCACTTCCACCTTCTTCACCGTCAGCATCTCTGCCACCAGGGCGTCGCTACCCAGCAGGTAGTCTGTCTCTTCGTGCAGCACACTGTCGCCTCCGAGGAAACAGTTCTTCAGCAACGCCTCGCTCATCTCCAGCGGCTGGTTCTGGAGCGTCATCGCATAGCTCAGGTCTTTGCGCGTCGGCTTGCGGTAGTACGCCACATGCCCGTCGGCTTTCGCTACAAACACCTTCCCGTGCTCTTTTTTCCATGCCGCTATTTCTTCGGCGGTAATCTCTTTTTTGTCCATCGTTTAATTTTCGTTTAAAGGTTATTTAATCTGTTTCTATTGCCACCATTCCCACCAACTTGGTTGACAGGTTGGTCTGCCATTACGCCTTCACCTTTCTCAAGAACAGGAACGGAAGCGTCAGTTCCTCGTTCTTGTCGCCCTGGTTCATGCTGTTCTCTTCCTCCGTGAACTGGCATCCCAGCAGTTTGTCCGTGACCATCACGTCACCCTTGGCGGGGTTTCCGTAGCTCACCACGATGTCAAGCTGAAGGTCGAGTACCGAGCCACCACCGGCTGCCGCCAGCGTCTCATACTCGCTACGCAGCAGCGTCACCTCGCCTTCGTAGCTCACGTTGCCGCTCTGAATGCTTACCGGCTCCTCCCCGGTACCGTACAGCAGTTCCTTCTCCTTGCTGCGCTTGTAGCGCACACCGCGAAGGCGCTCTATCTGCCGTCCGCCTATCATGGCGCGGACGTCGCTCCATTGGTATTCTCTACTGTTGAACATTGCTCGTTACGTTTTTAGGCTGTCTTGAAGCCAAGTTTCACATCGATGTACTTGCTGTACCCGTAGGGCTTCACCTTCAGGTTCACCTCCAGTCGCGACGTCGCAAGGATGTTCTGGTCGGGGTCTATGTAGCACTGCACCCCGAGGTCTTTCGCATCCTCTGGATCGTTGCCCAGGTTCCCCTCGCTGGTCATGCTGTTCACCACGGCACTCTCCACCGAGGTCTCAACGCCTTTGCAGTGGTACGCCGCGAGCTTGCCCAAAGCATTCACAGGCACCTCCTCGGCAATTTCATCAACCAACGTCTTGTAGGCGATTCTGTATGCTTTGTCTATCGTGCGTCGCCGTGCGATGGTGCCGTAGTCGTCGTCCGCATCGGTCGCCATCAGGTCGTCGCTCCAGTAGTAGCCGCTCTTGCCCACAAAGGTGCGCGGCACTATGTAGCCCAGCCCGTGTGCCACGTCGGGACTGCCCTGCTCGGCGGCCACGCTGCCGAGGTACATCGTCTCTGCCTTGATGGTTCCACTGCGCACTCTCGCCAGGCTTCGCTGAACTGGTATCGACGCCAAGCGTCCGCCCACAAGGCCGATGGCTGCTCCGTCACTTCCTGCTACCGTGTCGCCCAGCACCACGCACACGCGGTTGTCGCTGCGCTCCGTCAGGTCGGGCAACCCGCTCGCCGTGCCGGTGTAGTTCTGCGCCTCAACGATGCTCATGAACGGCGCGTAATGCGTCTCTGTCCACTCGTCGGACAGTGCCTGGAGGTTCGTGATGGCAGTCAGCACGGTGCCAGCTATGCTGCCCTCAAGCGTCGGCTCGCTCGCTGCCACGGTCTTCACCATCAAAATATTGATGGCTCCCCTCGCAGCCTCGAGCAGCGGCTTGATGTTGTTGTTTGTCTTGTTCGTCAGGTCGCCTATGCCGGTGCTGACCGATACGCCCATCACCCACAGCTTGCTCCCTGCCGGTGCCTCCGTGTAGAACTCCTCGACGGTCTTGTACAGTCCCGCGTTGGCTCCCGTGGCCGCACTGGTGACACCCAGAGCTACCAGGTCGGCAAGCCCCGTCAGCAGGTACGGCGTGCCCAGCATAAAGGTCGTACTGACTGCCGTGGCATGGCTAACCAGCCCAACCACCCCGTCCTCGCTCGGACTCACACCGCCCAAGGCTCCGTTCTCAAAGGTTATTTTTACTCTTGGTAACATATTCTTTGTTTTTTGTTATAGGGTCGCCCGTGCACCTGCACCTGACGACCCTGTTGGTTGGTTCTGGTTCCTTTACTCGGCTGTGCCCTGGTAGATAAGGGCGATGCCTTTTTTGTCGCTGCGGATGGATGTTCCACCGGCACGCACGGCGAACGAGAAGATGTCGCCGTAATAAGACGGGTTGTTGTTGTCTTCGTAGGCCTTCACCTCTCCCAAGGCACGGCTCACGCTGTCCTTCTGCCAGGCCAAGCCGGCGGCGCAGTCTGTGATTGCCGATGCTCCAGTCTTCAAGGTACCGCCAGCAGCAGTCACCAAAACAGCACTGCGCATCAAGAACTCGAAGCCGAGGAACTTGCCCATCACGCCATTGATGGCGTCAGCACCGTTCAGGAACGACACCACCTCGGCATCCGTCAGCGAGTTCACAAGTTGGTTGTACATGACGGCATCCAGCAGGATAGTACGGCCATTATCGGGCACATCCTGGCTGTCAAAAATCTTCTTCACCTTCTCCACGTCGGCACGGGTCATCTTCTTGCGGTTGCCAGTGGCCACATTGTGGACATGGGCTTCCTCAGCGTCGCCGGTCGTGGCCACCGTGGTCACTCCCGTGGGCACCCACTTCTTCAGGATGTCCATGTGGACATACTGCATCAGGGCCTCTTTGCTCTGCTTCAGCATCGACTGGCGTTTGTCGTAGCTCAGTTCAACGTCCGAAAGGTGCTGAACGCGCAACGGCGGTACGTCGTAGAGGTCCAGGCCGTAGGTCAGCTCGCTATCCTCTCGGGTTCCGATGGTCGCCGGAAAACTCGAGCGGTTCTTGGTCACATGCGGTGCGGCACCGGCCTGGGGGATGTGCACAGTGTGGTTGTTGACGTAGCTGCTGTGGTCCACGCTACGGGATATGAAACTGTTGTCAGGCCAGAAGTCCTCGACAATGTCGTGAATCCAAATTTCTGTGTTCAAAGCCATATTGATTCGTTTTTAAGGTTATTGACTAAAGGATCAGCCAGCTGCCACCTTCCCACACCAGCTGCTTCACCACCTGTGCGCTGTTGCTGCCCTTGGCGTTGGCAGCACTCACAAGCGTGGTGGTGCCGTGCTTGATGGCACAGCCTACGGCGGTCGCTGCCTCCGTCCACACCACCAGCAGGAGGTCGCCCACCTTCAGGTCGGATCCGGCGGTAAGGGTCAGTTCCGAAGCAGCCGCAAGGGTGCCAAGCTTCAGGATGGTGGTGGCTCGCTCCACCGTTACGGCGGCGGCATTGCTCGCCAGGGTCACTGTTTTTGCTTCCTGCGTAGGAAACGGCACTACCACCTCTTTGTTGGCATCGTCCGAGATGTTCGGCGCTCTGAAAGCGTAGCGCGAATTCAAGTCTTTGTTGATGTACGTACTCATGTCTTTCGGTTTTTTAGGGTTGACTACTCTTTGTAGTCTGCACCGAAGGTCTCACGGTACAGACTCTTGAATGCTTCGGGGTCTGCTGCCTTGAAGGCCGACAGTTTGCCGGCTCGGTCAAGTTCGTGCCAGCTCTTGCCGGCATACTCGCCTTTGCCCTTGTGCTCCTCAAGCATCTGGCTCAGGCTCGTGCGTGTGTGCAGCTTGGCAAGTGCCGATTTGGCGTTCTCGGGAGTCAGCTTCAGCATCTCCTTCCATGAGGGTTTGTCGGCCTCGCTGATTCGTCCGTCTTTCACGGCGGCACTCAGCAGTGCATCGATCTCTGCGTCTCTCACCTGCTGGAGGGAGTTGCGTGCTTCGTCTCGCTCCGCAGTGAGGGTCTGGTTGGTTTCGGTCAGCTGCCGCACCTGCTGCTGCAGCTGTTCCATCTGGGTTCTTTCTTGTTCTGTCATATTGTAACCATTTAAGGGGTTATTAACTTCTTCTTCACCCTGCACTTTGCACAGGGTCATCCGGCTCCCTGCCTTCACCGTGGCTCCTGCTGGTTCTGTCTCGGTGGCACTCAGCCGCATCGCGTTTCGGTTGGCTCCGAAGGTGCAGATGCTGCACTCCATCAGTTCCCACTTCGTCACTGTCGGCCCGCTCTGCCCAGGAAGTTTCAGCCCGTCGCCGTCGTCCGCTTCCAGCACATTGAAGCCTATCGAGCAGCAACGGATCACGCCGGCATCCACCTTCCTCGCTATCTCCTTGGCAAAGGTGTCGCCGTCATCAAACTTCGCATCGGCCAGCATCCGTCCGTCTTCCTCCCGCACGTTCTCCCACGTACCTATCGGCAGCATTCCGTACTCATGGCTGTACAGCATCACGGGGTTCTTGTCGAACAACGTCCTGTCCACTCCACTGGTCAGCACTCGGTAGCCATAGCTGTTGACGCTTTCGTCGGTCAGTACAAAGGTATGTGTCTTCTTGCTCATATCGGTGTCGTTTCAAATTTTTTGCAAAATTACTACCTCTCAGCGTAACAAGCCCTCAAAAGTCCTACCCTTCGCACAATTGTGCTTACCCTTCCTCCTTCACACGCCCTCTTTCCAAAAGAGGGCGTACTTTTGCATCAAATTTTGTTATCATGGAACATCAAGAACCAAAAACACCAAACAAAAAGCCTCGCAAGAATCAGCTCGACCGTGAACGCGAGCTTGCAAGGCTCTACTATTTTCAGGGCGACAGCCAGAAGGCCATCGCCGAGCGTCTCGGCGTCTCCGCCCAGACGGTAAACCGTTGGGTCAGCGTCGGCGACTGGGAACACCTCCGTGCCGCCAAGACACTCTCCCGCAAGGAACTCGTCGCTAAGATGCTTCAAAAGATGAACGAACGACTCGATACCGGCGAATGGACCGCTGATGAGTGCATCAAGACCGCTGCCGCCATCGAAAAACTCGACAAGAAGACCAACGTCGTCACCATGATGGAGGTCTTTTCTGTTTTCGGCAACTGGCTCGCCTCTCGTATGAATATCGACCCCGAGCTCACTCCCGAGACCGTCCAGGTCATCACCAAGTACCAGGACATCTTCATATCCGAGCAGATGTCCTCCACGAAAGTAAACTTCGTCTGACACCATGGCAAATGTCACCAAGGAAGCTCTCGAACGCTGGAAAGCCCATGTGGAGTTCGTAAAGTCCGCCACCACTGCCAATGTCTTCGCTACCGAAACAAAGGCACAGCAGCTACGGCGTATAAACAAGGCCCGCAACGACTACAACTATTTTGTCCAGACATACTTCCCACACTACTGCACCGACAAGGCCACCGGCAAGCCCACCCCTTGCGCCTCCTTCCACATCAAGGCTGCCAAGGCCATCTTAGAAGATCCACAACTGATGGCAATCTTTATGTGGCCACGAGGACACGCCAAATCAACCCATATTGGCATTTTTATTCCTATGTGGCTCAAAATCCAAAAGGTCCCCACCATCCACTGTCTCGCCCTCGCCGGCAAGTCCGAGGACTCCGCCATCCGCCTCCTTTCCGACCTTCAGGCCGAGCTTCAGTACAACCAGCTTTACGAGCACGACTTCGGTCGCCAATATAAAGCCGGCTCATGGTCCGTTGGCGAGTTTGCCACTCAGGACGGCACTTCTTTCCACGCCATCGGGCGCGGACAGTCTCCCCGTGGCCTCCGCGACCGCCAGAACCGCCCAGACTACATCATCTGCGACGACCTTGATGATGACGAACTATCTCGCAATCCAGCCCGCGTTGATGCCGCCACCGAGTGGACACGCGAAGCCCTAATGGGCACCTTCGGCGCAGAGGGTGGCCGATTCATCATGGTAGGCAACCTCATCTCAAAGTGCTCCATCCTCGCAAAGATGATGGAAACACCGGGCATCCATGTATCCCGCGTCGATGCTTTCGACAAAAACGGCAATCCAGCCTGGCCAGAATATTGGACAAAGGAGCGCCTCGAAAAACTACGTGTTAAATTAGGTTTTAAAGCATTCCAAAAGGAATGCATGAACAACCCCATCACCCTCGGTGCCGTCTTCCGCCAGGAGGACATCGTATTCGGGAAAATGCTCCCCCGACTATCTCAATATGTGCAGCTCATCTGCTACACCGACCCCTCCTGGAAAGCCACAAAGCAGGCCGACTACAAGGCCACCATGCTTGTCGGTAAGACTAAAACCGGCGAATATCACCTCCTCAAGGCTTTCGCCGATCAGACCTCCGTGTCCAACATGATCGAATGGCACTACGCTATCGATAATTATGTAAACGGGCGCGTGCCTGTATATTATTATATGGAGGCCAATATGCTCCAGGAACTCATCCTTGAGGAGTTCCGCAAACAGGGCGAGGCTCGCGGCCACATCATCCCAGTCAAGGGTGACAACCGCCAAAAGCCCGACAAGTTCGCACGCATCGAAGCCATGCAGCCGCTCTTCGAGCAGCACATTGTAATTTTCAACCAGGATGAAAAGGACTCCCCAGGTATGCAGGTTCTCGTCGAGCAGCTGCTTGCCACTGAGCGCGGCTCCCGTATGCACGACGACGCCCCAGACGCCCTCGAATCCGCCATCTGGATGATCAACCGCCGTTGGGGCCACAACGCCGAGAATATTCGTACCGTCATCCCTCAAAAATCAAATAGGAGATATTGATATGTTTATTACAAAAGATGAAATCAAGACCCACCTCTACGATTATCAGGTGGATCAGATAACCGAAGAGGACGACACCATCGTCGCCTCGGCCATCGACACCGCAGTCGCCGAGGTCAAGTCCTACCTCGCCAACCGCTACGACGTGGCCGCCATTTTCTCCGCCACTGGCTCCGACCGCTCCGCGCTCATCGTCGAGCATGTCAAGGTATGTGCCGTCTATCACCTCCTTCTCCTCTGCAATGTCGATGCCATATACGAACGCTATGAGAAGGCCTACGAACGCTCTATCGACTTCCTCAAAAAGGTCGCCGACGGCCTCCTCTCTCCCGACTTGCCCTACATCCAGTCCACCGCAGGAATCCCCACTGGCACCATCCAGCTCAAATCAAACCCCAAGTTCAAGCACTCGTTTTAGTCATGGCAAAGAAGAAAAACAATAATACCAAGGCTCCCCAGCGTCAGCAGTTCATCGCTGCCGTCCTCCGTAGCCGCACCCCCATCGTCCACCGCAAGGACATCTCCGACTGGCAGATTGCCAAACAGGCCGCACTCCGTACCGACAGCCCTCGTTTCAACCGGCTGCAGGAGCTCTTCGACTACATCATGGATGATGCCCACCTCACTTCTCAGGTGCTCCTCCGTAAGTCCAAGGTGCTCCGCTCCGAGTTCGCCCTGGTGGGGGAGGGTGGGGATCCTGACGACAATGCAACAGACATCCTCAAGAATATGCCGGCAACTCGCCGTCT